ACGTAAGAATAAATGAGATATTTGAGATACCCAACATTCTATTAACTCATTTTCTTTATGATTTTCATCCATTAATAACATTTCTGTTATAACTTGTTCTGGTAACATATTTAACTCTGTGATAGCATCATGTAACCCCATAAAATATGCCATTTCTTTTTCTGTTTGATTTCCTGGTCTACTACCTAAATCTTCTGAAACTGGCGCAATAATAAATACTAATTTCTTACCTTTGTTTAACCAATCTGCATAAGCACATGCAACGCTACACATAGTCTTCCCAGTACCTGCTGGGCTCTCATTAAACAAAATCTCTACATCATTGTTAAAAAAGTCTTCACAAAATTGCAGTTGTTCTTGCGTAGCTTTATTTAAAAAATCATCAAACACTGTATGTTCTAACATGTTGTATTGTACTAACGGAAAATTTTGTAATTTATATTTTAACTCTTTATCCATTTTTGCCAAAGTTATCATCCTTTATATATGTTCTCATAATAATATACATTAAGAGCAATAGCGTCTGCTACATCATCAAGTAATTTACCTCTTTCAGTGTATATTTCTGGCATATCACTTGAAAAATAAGCCTTTAAAAATTCTGCTACTATTTCTTTTTTATTAAATTGTTTTAATTCTTCTTTTGTATAAAAACATTTATTAATTAAATATTTTTTACAATATGCTTTTAATGTTGCATTATGAATATCTTGTATATCAATATTTTTCTGATAAAGAATATATTCAAGAATAGCATGAGCATATAGAACATTTTTGGCAGTCGAAGATTTTCCTATAATACTACCCTCTTTACATATAATATCTGGTTTATACTCATCTATAATTGATAATATATCATTTATATGTTTTTCAATCCTCTCAATAGGTTCACACTTCTTATCTGAGACTAATAATCTAGACAATAAAATACAGATTTTACCATCTTTAATTTCTGCTACGCATATACCTGACTTAGCATACGAGTAATCCAGCGACGCAATAATTATAATAGACTCTCCCCTTTCTATAAATTCTCGTTATTTTTTATTTCTTCAAGCACTGAGTTTAATATAATTCTAATATAGTTTCTCACTATAATTATAGTATAAACAATTAATGTAACCAACCAAATATTAATATCTACTTTAAATAATAAATTTATCAACCACATGATACCAAAAATAATAAAGAAAAACGCAATTTCTAAAATTGTTAAAAATACATACCCAAGCAATTTAAGCATTTTAAATTTTGTATCTTCCAATGTAATAGCTCCTTTTTAAAATTTTAAAGGGGAAAATATCCCCCTTATTTAAACTTTGATTGCATATTCATCTTTTTGTACAGCTGGCTCCATAATAATATATTCAATTTTTACGTCGTTGTTTATTGTTTCCCAATCAGAAATTAAATCTTTTTTCAACTGGATTTCTGATAATCTATGTTCTGGATTTCTAATAATCAATCCATTATTCAATTCTTCTAATTTTGTATAATCTAATTCTAAAGAATCTACTTCTAAATCATAAAATTCTTTCCCAATCTTATCTGGTTTGGCACTAAAAGTAGCGTCAAAGACTTCTTTTTCATCAAGCAAGTTTAAGTATACTTTATCAGTATATACCTTATCATCTCCTTTAGCCTTAGCTGTTAAGGTATATGATTGTCCTTCATCAGTGTTTATAATGTTTAAGTCTTGTAGAGCATTTTTTAGAGGTGTGCCTGTATTTAACTCAAAAGCAATCGCTCTCAAATAATCATAGTTTAATTTCATGCGTTTTGATAATAGCACAGCCTTATCAATTTGTTCTTTATATTTACTATCAACCTTATCTTCTAAATATTCTCTAACTTCTTGAGGGCTTGGATATGAAAAACGAAAATGATAATGGAATCTTCCTGGTCTGTTAACCATAAATTCACTAAGTTTGTTAACATGATTAATTGTAATTGCATATAATTTTTTCTTAGTTGAATAACCGTCAAATAAACTTAATAATTTGTTTTGTTCACTAAACACCTTCTCAAACTCATCGAATAACACTAGGCATTCTTGGTCAATACTATCTAAAAAATCTGATAAATTCGGAGTTTCTTTATTCACAATTAAAACAGGATAACCTTCTTTAAGTGCTCTTTGTGCTAACAGTTTAGTAAATAATGATTTCCCAATGCCTTTATCTCCAGACAAGATAATCCCCATAGAACGCTCAAATAGTTTATAAGATTCCATGATTTTATCAAGTTTATCTGTATTTTTACCATAAATTTTTTCAGTAATATCAAAATTGTCTACCTTAACTAGTGAATAACCACTCATTGGGTCAAAGTTTACTTTATAAGTTTGTAACGGTAATTCTTTATGGGTTTTAATTTCATCTGCAAAAATTTCAAATTGTTTTCCATGTTCAATAATATTCATAATATTTATTTTCTCCTTTTTTTGATTAATATTTTCTACTATATATACATAATATCATATATTATTCAGCGTTGTCAATACACTCTATGATACTGTTCTGAAAAATATATCATTATTATTTAATGTGTAAAGTATTGTAGTATTTTTTACACTTGTGCACATTTTTATATCTTTACGGTGTGTATAGTATGAAAATTCCAAATCCTTATATTTTGCCTTACCATATCTATGCAAAGATGTTGATTCTATATTGTCAATATTTATAAACAAACCATTAATATTAATATAACCTTTTGTTTTAGACTTTTCAAATTCTTCTTGATATTTATCAAAATATATAAATTCAGTTCTACCAGAAACCATATTAATCTCTATTTTTTTATTATCTTCTATAAAATTTACATTTTCGAATTTTATTTGTTCAGGATATTTTCGTTTCGTTTTATATACAGATATTTCCATGATTAAAGAAGCAACAAAACACAATATTACCAATGCTAATAATATACCCATTAAAAATCAATCCCCCATTTATTAGAAATAGTTGTGTCATCTTCGTTTTCTAAGAACTCATAATCTTTAATTACAATTTGAGATTGTTGCTTATTCCCAAAGTAGTTTATGCGTGGTTCCCCCACAATATTCATTGTGATTTTATTATTGTATATATGACTATCAATAACGTTTTTAATATCTTCTGGTGCATTAAATAAAACAAATGTTACATTATTATCAAAGAAAGATAATACAGAGCCCCTTACATTAATACAAGCCTTGTTAAATGTAATTTCTTCATAACCAAATAAAGGATAAGCAACGTCTCCACCTAGTACGTCTTTTTCTAATTCTACTCTGATAATATCTTGTTCATTAGGCTTATGAGTTAATACATCAACCTCATATACGTTAGATGTTTTAAACTTATATTCTTCTATATATTCATAGAGACTATCTAAATATCCTTTTGGAATACTAAAACCAGCTGCTTGACTATGACCTTGTACAAAATAAAACAGTTCACTTTTTGTTAGAATAGATTTAAAGTCAATATTTTGTGCTCTTATAGAACCAGAAAAATAATCATTTTTAAACTTACCAACCATTACTGGTTTTCTATGTTTGTCTGCTAATTTCATAGCAACCAAACCATTAATAGATGATGGGGAATTGTCGTCAGATACAGCTACAATAATCTTTTCATTATATAAAAACTCAATATTCTTAATAGCGTCTTTAACAATTTTATCTTGTTTAGTTTTAATACTTTCACATTGTTTTGCTACAATTTCTGGCAATGTCATTTCTGTAGGAATCTTATCAAATTTACCAGTTTTTTTGTTTTTCTTTCTAATCTCAATTGTTTCAGTTTCTTCTGAGTCTGTAATCATAGCCTCAAACAATCTTTGTTTTTCTTCTAATGTTCCAATACGAGTAACAGCGTTAATCATTGATATAATACTAAAAGACCAGTCTCTTGTTGTTGGATTATCAATGCCTTTACGTTCCATTACTGATTTGATAAATGGATTGTTTATGTTTCTTACTCCTGTATATGTTAAATATCTAATTTCTGGGTCAGCAATGTTACTAACATCTCCAGTCTGTCCTAGAGTAACTAAGTCTAAATATTTATCAACTAAATCTTTAGAATATATTTTATTATTAAACCTAAAACGGTACAACGCACATTTACAAAACAAATAAACCATACCTACACCAGTAAAATTTTTATTAATATCAGAAATAATTTGGTTGTTGAAAACATTTTTGTGAACACTTTTAACATTGATTTCGTGGTGGTCTAATACTAATGTTTCAATATTATATGAATTAAGCTCTTCTAATTGTTTTGTGTCGTTTGAAGCGGCGTCTGGTATTATTACTAATGTAGAATCATTGCTCATATTCTTTAATTCTGTCATTACTTCGGTGGTTAAGCCATGTGTTTTACCATCTGGAATAATATAAGTAATATTATCGTATTCTAAATCATTTTTAATAAATCTATATAACAACGCTGAAGCTGAAAAACCATCCATATCTTGGTCAATTAAAATTATAATATTTTTGTTTTCTTCTAAAGCATTGTGTAATATATTTGTTGATTGAGAAAATTCTTCTGGAATATCTTTCATAATAGTCAACATTCTTTTGTCTGGGTTTTTATGATATTCTAAATCACTAACTCCACCTCTAAGCAAAATATCATCTATTAAATCTCCAGTAATACTTTCCTTTAATTCAAACTCCATACAACCTCTCCTTATCTTATATTATTGTTTTCCCATAAATCCATAGCTCTATTCACTTCAAAATCAGCTATTTCATTTAATTTATTACCGTCATGTCCTTTAACTTTGACATATTTAACGTTCAGTTCTTTGTCTAATTCAATTAATTCCTGCCACAATTCTTTATTTTTAACTGGGTCTCCTTTTGAGTTTGTCCATTTGTTTAATATCCATTTATCATACCATTTTTGGTTCATTCCATTCACACAGTATGCGCTATCTGAAAATATTTCAACTTTCACTTCTATTTCTAAGTAATTGTTTTTACAAAATTTCAAAGCCTCTATAATTGCTTTCAATTCCATTCTTTGATTTGTTGTGTTAATTTCTGTGTCAAAACTTATTTGTATTGTATCATTATTAACAACAAACGCCCAAGCTCCAACTTTCGTTGAAGACCTATAACCACCGTCCGTAAAAATTTCTATAACCATATATAATTTCTCCTTTATCTTATTAATGATATTCTATCTCTAAACAATTTTAACCATATATCTTTTCCTTTGTCTGTAGGACTATCTTTTAAATCTAGTAAATTGTTTTTGTCCCATACTACACTGACTGAAAAATAAGGTTTTAATTTATTTGCTATTGTTTTTTCAACTTTTTCTGCATAGTATTTTTCTAATGTATCTCCTATGTTTTCAAATTCCTTATCGACAGCGATAATAACTTCTTCAATTGGTAGGTTCTTTATTAAATTTAATTGTCTATCGCTGAAAGCACTACCAGACATACATACTCCTATACCATGTCCATTATAAAAACTGTCTAATTGTAATACAGATTTTTCAGATTCAAATAAAACAAGTTTCTTTGTAGACATTATATTATCCATATTTTCATACAAACCATATAAAGTAGCACCTGTAGGGTGGTTAAGAAATACATTCTTTTGTTTTACAGGTGTATACTTTAATCCTTTATCTACGAGCATTGGGTCAAGGTTTCTTGCTCTCACACCGACAATATGTCCATCTTCGTTTCTGTGTGGTATTACTATTTGTTTATTTTCTATAGACATTTTAATATCAAATTTTTTCATTGTGCTAGGCATAATCCCTTCTTTTACCCAAGATATATGATATTTGTCATCATATCTATTCAAAACACTGTCAGATAAGGTTTTTAATGATTCATAATGAATTACTTTATTAAATTTATTAAAGAAAGACAAGTCTATTATATCATCATAGTTGTACTCTGTCAATTCATTTTCATAACCAAAATAGTCTTTAATGTATTTAAATGCTTCTGAAAATTCAACGTTTTTTAATTTTTGAATTAGTTCAAATATATCCATAGAACCACAATTAGTATAACAATGTATCATTTTAGTATCATCATAATAATACATTTTATGTGAGTGTCCATTATGACAAATGGTGCGTGCTATTATTTGACCATTTTGTTCATAAGGTTCAGCACCTAATTGTGTTAGGAGGGTTATTATATCATTAGGACTAAGCTGTTCTTTTAGGCTTTGAGCATCCAAAACAATCCCCCCTAAAAATCAATATCGCTATTATCGTTACTTCTGTCTACAACGTCCCCAAAAACGCCATCCTTAGAATAATATTCTTCTCGTTTAAAATCTTTTTCAGTTTTTCCTTCTGTAAATTCATATTGTAAATCTGTAATATCTTCAATAATGTTATAGTCATAATCTGTTGCAAATAAACATTCTTCTCTGATTGTTGACTTGTCTAAATGTGTAAAAAGAATAACTTCTGGTATACCGTCACGGTTTTTATATAAGAATCTTAACATATTTGGCTCTTTTCCAAATCCGTTTTCTTCAACAATGTCTTTTACATTTTCTAAATCACGTTCTCTTGCTTTGTGTAAAATCATACCATAGTCAACCTTATCTGCTACAGCTGAACTACCACGTAAAGCATTACTGTTCATTTCAGCATCTTTACCTACACCACTTCTATTTAGTTGTGTAGCAGATTGCATAGCAATATTGTATTTTTCTGCAATAGCTCTAAGACTGTCAGATAAATATAATAGGACTTGGTCTTCACGTTGAACAGAGCCATACAACTCATTAATGCTTCTTTGTAATGAGCTTCTATTTTGGATATAGTCAAACGCAACATATTGAACATCGTGGTCTAAAATATGTCTTTCTATAGTATCTTCCATATCACTAATTGTAAAGTTAGGCATATGGACTAAGTATAAAGGACTTTCTTCTAATATGTTACCAGCTTGTTCCAACAGCTTTCTCTGTTCCATATTGAATAACCCGTTTTTTATTACTTTTCTACTAATACCAGTTAAATAACTTAGTGCCATATAGTTAAGGTCTGCTTCGTCTAATTCAGTAGAAATAAACAAACTAGGTATTGATACACCATGACTAATCCATTCTCCATTTAAATAAATCTTATCAACTGCAACATCTATCATATCTCTAATTTGTAATGATGACTTCATAGAACCTGTACTACCAGAACGTAAAAGCAATTTGCCTTTTTTCAATCCACCAAATGAACTGTTTTCAAAACCACAAGCTGTAGGATAACCAAACCCCATACCTTCTCTTGTTTCATCAAGTAGTTGGCTTATATTTTGACCTGCTTTAAAACTTTTAATATCAGTTTCAATATTGAAATCATCTTTTACTCTAAGATTCTTT